GCGCTCGCGCCGACCGCTTCGCTACCCGTCGCCCCGCCGCCGAAGGCACTCAACGCGAGCCCCGCGAGTTGCCCGAGCCACGAGCCCGAGCCGCCGCCGAACGAGGAGCCGTTACCGAAGACTTGCGCGGCGAGGTCATTCGCAATGATCTTTGTAATCGCTTGCTCGATGCTGTTCGCCATATCGAGAAACGCCTGTTTCAGGTTGCGCGTTCGCGTTACCGATTGGTCGAGGAATTTCGCGAAGCCGTTTTCGAATACGTTCGTAAACGTCTTCCCGAGCACATTCGAAGACGCTTCGAGGTCCTTAACCTGTAGGTTGAACTGCGCGGCCTGCGTTTCGAGGTGACTATTGCCCGAGGCGTCCGCGATTTGCTGTTGCTTGTCGGCGATGGCCTGCAATTGCGTTGCCGCGTCGGCGCGCGCTTTGCCTAGCTCGCGCTGCGCCTCTAGTTCGGCCTTCGCGCCGATTTGCACCTCTAGCGAAAGGTTCTGCTCGGTGATTTTGAGGCGCTCGTTTATCTCCGCCGCCTGCGCCTTAAGATCGTTCGTTTCGGCTTGCGCTACGGCGAGATTACGCGCGTCAGCGAGCGTTTGCAGTGTGCCCGTATCGCCGGCCGCCGTCGCTTGTCCGAATAGCTTCGCGTGCGTGGCGTCGAAAGCGGCTCCGGCCGCTTCGCCCTGGTTCTTGCCCATCTTGCCGAGTTCGGCGTTAAGGCGCGCGACCTCATCGGCGTATGCCTTCGTATCCTGCGTCTTACGCTCGGTCAACTCGGCGAATTTCGCGTCGGCCGCGTCCTGCGCGCCTTGCCTCTCGTCGCGTAGCTGGCCCGCCTGCCGCTGCAATTCGAGCTTCGTTCGGGCGTCGCTCGTGCGCGCGGCCGTGCGCTCGACAATCGCTATCTCTTGATCGTAGAGCGACGAGACGACTTGCAGGTGAGCCCGCGTAATCGTCTCTTCGTCGTCGTAATAGGCTTCAATCGAAATCTTGCCGTCTTTGTAATAGCGGTCGAGCACGCGCTGCTGCTCTTGAAAAAGCTTTTCCGACGAGCGTATCTGATCCTGTAGGGGTTGCAGCGTTGCGGAAAGGTCGGCGCGGTCGGTGTTGCCGCCATGTTGATAGCGCTTGCGAATGCGCTCTTGCACGGCCGCGATATCGGCGGGCGATGCGCCCGCTAGCGCGCCCTCGCGCGCGGCCTTATCTAGTTCGCGCTGCATTTCCTCCGAGCCGGTCCGCGTCGTCTCTAGGAGGTGGTTCCAATATTGTTTGGCCTCGACTACTTGCGAGTCGTGCGCCTTTTTCGTCGCGTCGGCGTCGGCCTGCTCTTGCTGGCGACGTTTAAGCGATTCGGCCGCGCTGAGTTGCAATTGAATATCCGCGCGCGCTTTGTCGGGGTCAACGCCCGAGCGCCGCGCCTCGCGCCGATAGTCGGGCGAGTCGACGCGGGCGAGGGACGCCTTTAGCTTCGCGATTTGATCGTCGGGCGTTTCGGCCCGGCCAATTGCTAGGAGTTCGTCTTTAACGTCCGAAAGAACGCGCTTGATGCCGGTCCATGCTCGTTCGAGATAGCCAAGATTTTGCACGGCCGAGCCGCCGAGGTGCTGATAGAACGCGTCGGACGCGACCCGCATCGCCTCTTCGACCTTGCCGGCATCTTCAAGCGCCTTAATATGATCGTAGAGCGCGCCGTCGACAAAGTGATATTGTTTGTTCGCCTCAACGGCCCATTTCAAAACGCCGTCCGACATGCGCTCGAAAAACTTCGCGACTTCCTCGGTTTTCTGGCCGGTTACGTCCGCGAATTTCGTTGCCGCCATCGCGACTGAATCGATAGAGCCCGCGCCGATTCGGCCCGTCGAGACGAGCGCTTGTGTTATCTCGCGTGCGCGGCCGATGGTCGCGCCCGTCGCGTCCGCAACGGCGCGCGAGAGGCGGTTATAGCTGGCCTCCGTTTGGCCCGCATAGTTGCCGGTGAGAAGCAACGACTTTGCAAACGCGCTCGATTCTTCCGCGCCCTTGATCGCCGCCGCCGCGAATACGCCTAAAGCGATTGCGACGCCACCAATAGCGAGCCCGACGGGCGACATAACCTTGCCCATGATATCGAGGCGCTCGCCTAGAACCATAAGCGAGCCGGCCGCCCGCTTAAAGTTACCCTGCGAAATCTCATGCGCGAGGACGAGCAATTCTCGGCGAGCGCCCGTCGATGCGTGCCCGACTTTCTCGATGCTCTTCGCTGCTTCCTCGGCGCCTTCAACGCGCCTGATGCCCGCGCCCGCCTTGCCGATATTCTCGACATTTCGGGAGGTACGCATCGCCGCCACGTCGATGCGACGCATCCCGTTTTCGACGATTTGATTCAGGCGCCCCATATCCTCCTGAGTGCGCGCGAGGTTCGCTTGCAACTCTAAAACGAGGCTTCCTAGCGACATGATCCGTTCTCACTGGCGGTTGAAGACGAGGCGCAAGATTGCGTCCGACTGCTTGTTCGGATCGCTGAAACTGAGCGGCTTTTCCTCTTCATGCTCCAGGTAGGGCATGAAATCGGATGCCTTATAGGGTTTAGGGATTAGACGGGAGCCATGATTCGCAACGGCCGACGCAATGATGCCCGCGCGCAGGTCCGCGCGGGCTTCGCCGATTGCTTCCAACGAATCGAAGGCGGCCCATTCCGTTAGCTCGGCACTGTCGAGGCTCGATAGCAATTGCCGCACGGTCATGCCGAGGGCGAGGGCGAGGCGGAAGAGGAACCGTCGACGGGGCTGTTCTCTGAGTTTTTTTTCGCCTCGTCGACGCTATCGCTCGCAAGGCCGTTCATGCGTTGCGCGGCGAGCGCGAGGCGCTCGATAACGGCCGCGCTTTTGCCCGAGAGGGCCGCGAGGTCGTCGGCAGTGAAGAGCGCGTTACCCTGCTCGTCGACGGCCGTGTAAAGCACGAGCTTTGCGCGCATCCCGTCCGTATCGACCGTAAATTTTCCATCGTCGCCGCGTTTCATAAGCGATTGTTCGTAGGCGTCGCGCTGCGTGCCCGTCATCGCGCGGATAACGACCGCGCCGCCCCATTCCGGAACCTCGACGGTTTCCGTTTTGAGGTCGCTTGCCGCGAAGATTTCGGCCTTACTAAGAATCTTGGACATGGGTTTAGCCTTTCGGGGTGAGGGAGTCGGCGCGCGCCGTTTGAAGCGTGCGCGCGCGAGTTCGAAAAAGACCGCGAGCGAGAACACGGCCGCGCCGTTACGCGTACGTTACGGGGCCGGTAATGATGATATTGACCGTTGCCGAAACGAGCTTATCGACGCCGCCATCCCATGGGAACTGCTCGACGAAGCCGTTAAACGTCGCCGTATGGCCGTTCGGGAGGGTCAGTTTGAAGACGGCAATCGTTGCGTTTGCGCGGTATTGCTGCAACGCGAGTTGCCCCGCATCGCTCATATCTACGTCAACGTCAAACGAAAAATTGCCCGGGTCTTGCAGGCCCGCTTTGTATTCCTTCGCGAGCGAAGCGAGGTTCGTAGCGTCGAGCTTCGCGGTTTTGCCGTCGAAGCCCTTAATCGTTTTGAAATTGCCGACGCTCGTCCATGCGTTCGGCGTAGCCGTGCCGCCCGACGTATAGGCGCTCCCGCCCGTCGTATTCACGTCAACGGCGAAAGTATTCGTCGTCACGTCGCGCACGACGCACGTTAGGCCATTGAGCGTCGTATTGCCGCCGAGGCCCGCAAACTGCACTACGTCGCCGTTAGCGAGGCCATGCGCGGCCGACGTGACGATAGTCGGATACCCAAGCGCAAGGCCCGTGATGTTCTTTGCGGCGCTTTGCGTGCTCGAAACCTGAAGCGTCGAGCCCTGAGCCGAAATTGCGGTCGAGGTCATTTTCCCTACTCCAAAAAAAAGAGCCCGCACGCGGCGGGCTCGACGGTTAGAACGAGGCGATTAGTAATGCCAAACTGAGAATTCCTGCACGACGCGGAATTGCTTCACGTCGCTTTCATACAGGTCCGTGCCGTCGCGCACGAGCACGTTTTGCACGTTCCACGCTTGCATTGCCGCCGCGACGGCGGCGGCCGTATTCACGGCGTCGGCATACGTGTAACCCCATGACGAGATTTCAAAGAGCGTTTGAAAAATCACGGGGCTCCCGTTGCCTGCCAGCGTGTTATGAGCGGGGCTCGGGAGCCGCCGATAGACGATGTACGGCATCGTCGGATTCTGTATCTGTACTTGCGGGGCCGCGCCGCCCGCCGCGAGCGGTTGAAGTAGCGCGGCGAGTTGTTCCTGTATGGTCGTCATTTCATCGTCAGCCCGAGCTTTTGCGCCTCTAGCGGAATGCGCTTTTCGAGGTACGCGACCATTGCTTGAATGGCATCATCTTTCGCGATGGCGAACGCGGGGCGCATGAACGAGCGCGGCTCAATCCAAATTGCCGAGGTTCCGGTTTTATGTGCCTCGCGATGCTTCTCTTGCGTGATGCCCTTCGGGCGAGGGGGGACGTAGAAGTGCCCGAATTCAAGCCATGACCAATAGTAGGCGTCGAGGTTTGTTACCTTGCCCCTCACGACTTTCAATTGCTGTTTCTTGCCGCGACGCACGCCGACAAAAAACGTCTGCAATAGCTCGTTCGATAGCTCGGGAATCTGCTTTTGATAGATGGCCCGCTTGATGCGGCCCGGATCGACGCGCTTATCGTCGCCTTCATACTCGGGCGCGAGTTCGACCGCCCTTTTTCGGAGCACGGTCGCGCCCGCGTTGACCGCGCCACGTAGCACGTTTCGGCCGATATTCTTTGGGAACTGCTCTATCGCGCGTTGGAACTCGGCGAGGCCCTTAACGCATTGGAGGTTAGCCATAGTTCAGGCCCTCCGTTGCGAGCAGTTCGATCGTGCGATTCGACTCGTCGACGTTTAGCGCCGCCTGAATGTGAAAGACTCGCGAGCCATACAGTATGCGATACGTCGCCGCGACGCGCGGGTCGTCGAAGATCGCGTCGTAACGCACGGTGACGCGGTGCGATACGTCGGTCGCGATGGATTGCGCCGCCGCGCGGTCGTTGCCCGATAGCGCCTCGATATATGCGTAGACGCTCTTTAACGTCGTCCATGTCTCGACTTGTTGGCCGAACGTATCGCGCGACGTGCCGCGCTGCTGAATCGCAATGTAGCGGGTGAGTTGCCCGCCGCGCATGGCGGCCGTCATGGCAGGCTAACCCGGTAAGGGTCGAGTAGCCCGTCTACAAACGGCAACTCCTCGACCTTGCCGCGATTGAGAATCGCGACCTCTTCGCGGTTCTCATACAGCGAGCCGACGCGTAAGAGAATCCAATGCCGCAAGCCTTCGGGTACGGTCCCGACGAACGATGAACCGGAGCCGGTATCCGCGAGCGTAATCGCGTTGCCGTTGATATCCGTAACCGTGTACGTGTTGCCGTTCGCGGTTTTGATGAGATAGGGCGTGTCGGGCGCGAGCGCGGCCGGCAGTGCGCCGCCGCTATTCGAAAACGTGACAGTTGCGCCAACCGCCCACGTTACCGGGCCGTTGACCGTGAAAGACGAGCCCGCAACGCTAAACGTGATCGGCGATGCATAGCCGGCGTCATAGGTGAATTGAACCGCGCCTATTTGCGGTAACGGTATCGGCCAAACCTGCCCGAACGCGACGGACACGATAGCGGGCGTCATCGCGTTATTTACGACGTACACGCTCGGCGGGCACGTCTGTAAGGTGCCGTTCATGTCGAGGTACGTAATAGACTGCATATCGACAAACGGCGCATGCGGCAGGATTGCGGCGTAGCCCGGAATATTCACGTCCTGCGCGAACGGTAGGGGCGTGCCGATGCCGGCCATCGGGAACCGATCTAAAACGAGTTGCCAGCGCGCATGCAATAGCTGTTGCCGCGTCTTCGTCTCGCACGCGATGCGTGCCGCGCTAATGAGCATCGAAATTAGCGTGTCTTGCGCCGTGTCCGTTACGCGTAGGTGTTGCTTCGCCTCGGCGAGGCTCACGGGCTCGCCAGCGGGCGGGCGTAGGCAGATTTCCGGCATAAAAAAAGCCCCGCGTTAGCGGGGCTCCTCGTCTCGAACGTTAGCCGACGATTTGAGAAACGCTAGCCGCGTTGAAATCCGACGCGGGAGCGAGACGCGGACCAAACCCGAGCAGCACGCCTGCCGTGCCGGTCGCCGCCGTGCCGACCGTGATAGAAAGCTGCACGTAGTCATACGCATTGTTCGTATCGAGTTCCTGCGCGTCGAGGTTGATCTCGACTTGCACGTTATTACCGCCCGCCGCGAGAAGTTGCGTAATCGCCTTGCCGGTAATGTCCTTTGCGCCCGTGCCGCTCGCGTCCTGCGCTTGCTGTAATTTCGCGTCGACGGTCGCCGATGCACCGAACGTGCCCGTTTGAATCAGCGCAAGTACCTTTTGAAACTGCGCAATGCTGATCCAACCGGAAACGGCGGCGCCCGCTGCTTGGCTCGACGGCGCGATGATGCCGAGGAGCGCTACCGCCTCGGACGGTTTGATATTCATGCTCATGGCTTTTTCCTTTAAAGAGAAGAGGGGAGAAGCGGCCGGGTTACAAGGCCGGCCGCATGCTCATTACCGAGCGGCGAGCGTGACGAACGGCGAACGCGTATTCGGGCTCTTGCCGGCCGGCGGGGTGATCGGGTTCTCGATCTTCGGGCCGCCGTCCACGCGGAACGTGGTACGGAACGCGGTCGCGTCGGCGTCAAAATAGAGATGCATCGAGGTTGCCGTCTGAATGCCGCTTCGATGCGTTACCGAGCGGTAGTACGACAAGTCGAGCAACGATACGTCCGACTGCGACGAGAACGCCGCCGCGTGCTCGCTGACGAAGACCGGCCGGCCCTTCAACATGCCATACGGGGACGCTTCCATCCCGCGCACGCCGCCGCCCGTAGGCATGTAAATGGGATAGTTGCCGAGCGTCATCGTATCGAGTGCCGGGATAACGTCCGGATTGATGAGCCAGAAGGCGCGACCGTAGGAGCCGGCCGGCAACCGCGAAACCATGTTCGCGATATTCGTCGGCGTGAGCGTCTTCGTCGCTTGGCCGCTATCCTTCGCGACGACGACAAGCGCCTTGCTGTTGAGCAGGCCGAGCGGTTGACCTACGCCCGTGCCGAACAAAATCGCCTCGTCGGTTTTCCAGCGGATCGACGCGGCCGTTTTGCCGGGCAGATACGCGGCGAGCGCCGACGTGTCTTCGAGCAACTCGTCGGTAATCGGAACAAGAGCCATGAGCTTATGCAAGCGATAGGCGCTCGTGCCGAGTTTCGGCTTCGTCGCGGTCGCTTGCGATGCCTCGGCTTGCCAATAGGCGCGAATACCGTCGGTGCCCCATGGCGTCGTTTCATCCTTCGGGAAGACCATGGAATTGCCGTTGATTGGCGTGTCGTCCGTCATCGGCAAGAGGGCGTCCTCTTCAAGAGAGAGTGTGAAAATCTCTTGCGCAAATTGCGGGGGCACGAGGAACCCGCCATCCTGGCCGCCCGCTTCATTGCCGAACGTCGAGGGCGCGGCGGCGCCGATAAGCAAACGGTCGTCGACGCGACCGCCACGGCCGGGGAGGCTCGCCGCGACGACCGACCGCGCGAATTCGCCGATGGAGTGAAAACCGCGCGTCGGGTCCGCCATGCGGTTGTCCTCGACGGAAACGCGCGAGGTAGGGAGCACGTCGACGACGCTCGCCGCGCTCGCGAGTGCTGCGGCCGGCGCAATGTTCGCCTCTTCAGCAA